CAAAACTTTCAGATAGCATTACCAAAAGAGCGTAGTGTGTATAGCAACAAAGAAAAAAAGTGGAAACAGTTTGAATATCCAAAAGAATTAGGTAGACTTAAAAACATATTTGACTGGAGAGCTTATGCTGAAGAAAAAAAAGCTGACTGGTTTGATTACATAGATGAAGAGTTTAAACGTAGAGACCAGGGTTTTTGGTTTAACAACAACGGCAAGGCTACATACATAACAGGTACACACTATATGTATCTGCAGTGGAGTAAGATAGATGTAGGCGCGCCAGACTTCAGAGAAGCGAACAGACTATTCTATATATTTTGGGAAGCATGCAAAGCAGATAAAAGATGTTATGGTATGTGTTACCTAAAAAATAGACGGTCTGGTTTTTCTTTTATGTCATCAGCTGAAACAGTTAACCAAGCTACAATATCAAGTGATGCAAGGTTTGGTATATTATCTAAAACAGGAGCTGATGCTAAGAAAATGTTTACTGACAAAGTTGTACCTATATCGATTAATTATCCTTTCTTTTTTAGTCCTATTCAAGACGGTATGGATAGGCCAAAATCCGAGCTTGCATATAGAGTTCCAGCTTCTAAGTTCACTAGAAAGAAAATTACAACAAACGAAAAGTTAGAAGATTTAGAAGGATTAGATACAACTATAGACTGGAAGAACACGGGTGACAATAGTTATGACGGTGAAAAACTAAAGTTACTAGTACATGATGAAAGTGGTAAGTGGGAAAGACCTGATAATATATTAAACAACTGGCGAGTTACAAAAACATGTTTACGATTAGGTAGTAGGATTATAGGTAAATGTATGATGGGCTCAACATCAAACTCTTTAGACAAAGGTGGAGAAAACTTTAAAAAATTATATAATGCATCAGACGTTACTAAGCGAAACAGAAATGGACAGACAGCGTCTGGCTTATATTCTCTTTTTATCCCAATGGAGTGGAACTACGAAGGATTTATTGATGAGTACGGAAGCCCAGTCTTCAATACTCCGGATCATGAAGCCTACGATCCACATGGGGAATTAATAGATATAGGAGTTATAGACAGTTGGCAAAATGAAGCTGACGGTTTAAAAGGTGATCAAGATGCACTAAACGAATTTTACAGGCAGTTCCCAAGAACTACTGAGCATGCGTTTAGAGATGAGACTAAAAATAGTATATTTAACTTAGTTAAACTGTACGAGCAAATAGATTACAACGAAGAAATGTCTAGAACATTAGGTATTACTAAAGGTAATTTTCAATGGGTTAACGGTGTTAAAGATTCACAAGTAATATTTTATCCAGATCCTAAAGGTAGATTTAAAGTAAGCTGGGTACCACCAACAAACATACAAAATAAAGTAATAATAAAAAACGGAGTTAAACATCCAGGTAACGAACACATGGGCGCTTTTGGTTGTGATAGCTATGATATATCAGGAACAGTAGATGGTAAAGGTTCTAAAGGTGCTTTGCACGGGTTAACTAAGTTTAGTATGGAAGACGCGCCGGCTAATACATTTTTCTTAGAGTATTTAGCTAGACCACAAACTGCAGAGATATTCTTTGAGGACGTTCTAATGGCATTAGTATTTTACGGGATGCCTATACTTGCGGAGAACAATAAACCTCGTCTATTGTATTATCTACGAAGACGTGGTTACAGAGGTTTTAGTATGAACAGGCCAGATAAAATATGGAACAAATTATCTACAGCAGAAAAAGAAATAGGTGGTATACCAAACTCTAGTGAAGATATAAAGCAAGCTCACGCCGCTGCAATTGAAATGTATATACAAAATCACGTAGGCATGAACAATGAAGGTCAATTTGGTAGTTGTTATTTTAATGAATTACTAAATGACTGGGCTAAGTTTGATATAAATAAAAGAACAAAGCATGATGCGTCTATAAGCTCTGGTTTAGCTATTATGGCTAATAACAGGCATTTATATAGACCAAATGCAAAGGTAGAAAAACCTAAACTAAACATAAGTATTGCTAAGTATAAAAACACAGGTAGTACATCTAAATTAATTAAAAAATAAATATGATTGTAAAAAGTTATTTTCCTTCTCAAGTCGTTAGTGACCTGGAAAAAATGAGCTATGATTATGGTTTGAAAGTAGCTAAGGCTATTGAAGCTGAGTGGTTTCATACTGACAGAGGTAGCAACAGACATAAAACTAATCATAATAATTTTCATAACTTAAGGTTGTACGCTAGAGGTGAGCAATCAATACAAAAATATAAAGATGAGTTATCTATTAATGGTGATTTATCTTATTTAAATTTAGACTGGAAACCAGTACCTATTATACCTAAGTTTGTAGATATAGTAGTTAATGGTATTGCAGAGAGAACATATGATATAAAAGCTTATTCACAAGATCCTTATGGCGTAGATCAACGAACTGAATACATGAACTCTATAATAAGAGACATGCAAACTCAAGAGTTAAATGATTATGTTAATAATGCTTTTGGTGTTGATTTATATGAAAATGACAAGAGTCAATTGCCAGAGTCTAAAGAAGAGCTAGACTTGCACATGCAACTAACATATAAGCAAGCCGTTGAAATAGCAGAAGAGCAAGCTATAAACACTTTGTTAGAAGGTAATGATTACGAGTTAATAAAGAAAAGATTTTACTACGACTTAACAGTTTTAGGTATTGGTGCTGTTAAAACAAGTTTTAACACGTCTGAAGGTGTTGTTGTAGATTATGTTGACCCTGTTGATTTAGTTTACTCTTACACTGAGTCGCCATATTTTGACGACATATATTATGTTGGTGAAGTAAAGTCTATACCAATAAACGAGCTTGTAAAACAATTTCCACATTTAAACCACTCTGAGCTAGAAGATATAGTAAAAAACAAAAACTATAACAAAACAAATTACAATCAAGGTTATAGTTATAGTGATGAAGATAATAACAAAGTTCAAGTTTTATATTTTAATTATAAAACATATATGAACGAAGTTTATAAAGTAAAAGAAACTGGTAGTGGTGCGGATAAAATACTAGCAAAAGATGATAGCTTTAATCCACCAGAAGATGCTGATAACTTTGGTAAACTACAAAGATCTATAGAGTGTTTATACGATGGCGCTATTATTTTAGGTACAGACAAGATGTTAAAGTGGGAAATGGCTAGAAACATGATGAGACCTAAGAGTGATTTTACTAAGGTTAAAATGAACTATAGTATAGTAGCTCCACGTATGTACAAAGGTCGTATTGAATCTTTAGTACAACGTATCACTGGTTTTGCTGATATGATACAGCTTACACATTTAAAGCTACAGCAAGTATTATCACGTATGGTGCCAGATGGTGTTTACTTAGATGCTGATGGTTTAGCAGAAATAGATTTAGGTAATGGTACAAACTATAATCCACAAGAAGCTTTAAACATGTTCTTCCAAACAGGTTCTGTTATTGGTAGATCATTTACTTCTGATGGTGAAATGAATCCTGGTAAAGTACCTATTCAAGAAATACAATCAGGTTCTGGTGGACAGAAAATGCAAAGTTTAATTGGTACATACAATTATTATTTACAAATGATAAGAGATGTAACCGGACTTAATGAAGCTAGAGATGCTGCAACGCCTGATAAAAATGCTTTAGTTGGAGTACAGAAGTTAGCCGCGGCAAATTCTAACACGGCAACAAGACATATACTACAGTCTGGTTTGTTCTTAACTTCAGAAGTAGCTCAATGCTTATCACTTAGGGTTTCTGATATATTAGAATACTCACCAACTGCAGATGCTTTTATACAGCAAATAGGTAGTCATAATGTTGGTACGTTAGAAGAAATGAAAAACTTACATCTATATGACTTTGGTATATTTATAGAGCTAATGCCTGATGATGAAGAAAAAGCAATGCTTGAAAATAATATACAAATGGCACTGCAGCAACAGACTATAGACCTTGAAGATGCTATTGACGTTAGAGAGATTAAAAACGTAAAGCTTGCAAATCAAATATTAAAAATACGTAGAAAGAAGAAACAAGAAAGAGATCAAGCTGTTGCACAGCAGAACATACAAGCACAGTCACAAGCTAACATACAAGCGCAGCAAGCATCTGCAGAGCTTGAAGTACAAAAAGCTCAAGCTATGGTTCAAACAGATATGCAGTTAGAACAAATGAAAGCTCAGCTTGACGCACAGAAGCAAGCTCAAGAAGTTGAATACAAAAAACAATTAATGGAATTAGAGTTTCAAATGAATATGCAGTTAAAACAAATGGAAACTGAAAACATTAGTTCAAAAGAAAAACAAAAAGAAGATCGTAAAGACGAAAGGACTAGAATACAAGCATCACAACAAAGTGAGCTTATAGACCAAAGAAATAATCAAAAAGCACCTAAAAACTTTGAATCAGCAGGTAATGATAATATAGGAGGCGGATTTGATTTAGGTGCATTTGGTCCTAGATAACAATTATTAATTATTATTATATTATATTATGGCAAAAAAGAAAACAAAAGAAGTAGTAGAAAAGGCTACTGAAGACAACGTGGTAAAAGTTGATCTTAAACAAACAAAACAAGATGACAATGTCATCAAAGTAAATTTAGATAAACCACCAACACCAAAAGAAGATGAAGTTAAAGAAGAAGTTACAAAAGATAACGCTGACGACAGCAGAGTGGTTGAGCTCGTTGAAGATGCCGACACCACAGAAAAACAAGAAGAAGTACAACCGGAAGCTGAAACACAAGAAACTCCAGTATTAGAAGAAGTTACTGAAGAAGAAGTTAAAGAACAAGTAGAAGATCTAGCTGAAGAAGTTGTAGAAGCTGTTACTGAAGCTCAAGAAACTGGTAAGGCAATACCAGAAAATTTACAAAAAGTTGTAGATTTTATGGAAGACACTGGTGGTACTTTAGAAGATTACGTACGACTTAATCAAGACTTTTCAGATTATGATGATAAAGCTTTGTTAAGAGAGTACTATAAAAATACTAAATCACATTTAGATAGTGATGAAATAGATTTTCTTATTGAAGAAAACTTTTCATATGATGAAGAGATTGATGAGGAAAGAGATATTAAAAAGAAAAAGATAGCGTTAAAAGAGCAAGTTGCCAACGCTAAAAGCCACCTAGACGGGCAAAAGTCTAAGTACTATGAAGAAGTTAAAGCTGGAAGCAGGTTAACACCTGAAGCCAAAAAAGCTATGGATTTCTTCAATAGATACAACAAAGAGTCGGAAGAGACTAATAAAATAGCGGAAAAACAAACTAACACTTTTAAATTAAAAACTAAAGAAGTTTTTAACGATAAATTCAAAGGTTTTGAATACAACGTCGGAGATAAGAGATATAGGTTTAATGTGAAAAATGCTAATGAGGTTAAAGAAACCCAAGGTGATATTAATAATTTTGTCAAGAAGTTCTTGAATAAAAATAATGAAATGTCAGATGCTAAAGGTTATCATAAATCTTTATTTACAGCAATGAATCCCGACGCTATTGCTAATCACTTTTATGAACAAGGAAAAGCTGATGCTATGAAAGATAGTGTTGCTAAGGCTAAAAACGTAAGTATGGATCCTAGGCAATCATTTTCTAACGATAACACAAGCGGTCCTAAAGTAAGAGTGCTTAACGATGACACTTCTCCAACTTTTAAGTTTAAAATTAAAAATAAATAAATAACAAATTTAAAATTACAAAATTATGGCAATTACTCCAGGAGGTAGTTTAAATAGTGTTCCTTCTTCAGTGAAGCAAACACTACAAGATAACTATCTAGATTTAGCGTCAACCGCAAACCAAGGTTGGGCGCAACAATATTTACCAGACCTAATGGAAAAAGAAGCTGAAGTTTTCGGACCGAGAACTATTTCAGGATTTCTAAACCAAGTTGGGGCTGAAGAAGCGATGACTGCTGACCAAGTTGTTTGGTCTGAGCAAGGTCGTTTACACTTATCTTATTTAGGACATGTTCACTCCACTGCAGGTGGTGCTGATTCTGTTTCTCAAATAGATATTATATCTGACATTGATGGAAATACTGATGTAGCATCTGGTAATCACGGTATTAGAGTTAACGATACTGTTATTATCTCTGATCCTACTAACGGTGTTAAAAAAGGTTTAGTAGTAACAGTAGCTACTGATAGAATTGATGTGGCTGTATATGGTGCTGCTGCTTTAACTGGTACAACTACTGGTAGCGCAACAACTATATTAGTTTATGGTTCTGAATATCCAAAAGCTTCTAGTTATTTCACAGCTGCTGGTACAGGTACAGACACTACAAGAGGTGCTAACGAGCCTTCTTTCAAGTCTTTTAACAATAAGCCAATTATTATGAAAGATTACTACGAAGTTTCAGGTTCTGATGCTTCTAGAATTGGTTGGGTTGAAGTTTCTGCTGAAAACGGACAATCAGGTTACTTATGGTATTTAAAAGCTGAAGCTGATACTAGAGCTCGTTTCACTGATTACATTGAAATGGCAATGTTAGAAGCTGAAAAAGGAGGTGCTGGTAATGACCTTACTGAAGAAGCTGGTGTTATGGGTACAGGCTCTGTTTCTGCTAATGATGCTACTAAAAATACTGGTACTGAAGGTTTATTTGCTGCTATCGAATCAAGAGGTAATGTTACTACTGGTGTTACTGGTGTTAACGCTTCTACTGATTTAGCTGAATTTGATGCTATCTTAGCAGAATTTGATAAGCAAGGTGCTATTGAAGAATACATGATGTTTGTTAACAGATCTACTAGCTTAGCTATGGACGATATGTTAGCTTCAATGAATTCTTACGGTGCTGGTGGTACATCATACGGTGTATTCAACAACTCTGAAGACATGGCATTAAACTTAGGTTTCACTGGTTTCAGAAGAGGTTCTTATGACTTCTACAAGTCTGATTTTAGATACTTAAATGATAAAGCTACTAGAGGTGGTATTAACTTAACTGCTGGTGCTAACGCGCTTAGAGGAGTTATGATTCCTGCTGGTACTTCTTCAGTTTACGATCAAACTGTTGGGCAAAGCATGAAGAGACCTTTCTTACATGTAAGATATAGAGCTTCACAAACTGACGACCGAAGAATGAAGTCTTGGGTTACTGGTTCTGTTGGTGCTGCTACATCTGCTTTAGATGCAATGCAATTACACTTCTTAACTGAAAGATGTTTAATTACTCAAGGTGCTAACAATTTCATGTTAATGAAATAAGCACTGTTTACTTAAAGAACCGGGGCTTCGGCCTCGGTCCTTTTATTTATTAATTTTATTATATATTATATTATGGCAAAAAAACAAAAAACACAAGAGGTAGAGGTACCTGTTGTTGAAACTCCAGTAGTTGAAACACCAAAACCTAAAAAAGTTGAACCTACAAAACCAAAGTGGGAAGTAAGAGATAGAGTTTATAAGTTAAAATCAATGAAACCATTATCTTATATGTTAAAAAGTTCTGGTCTTTATTATTTTGACGAAGAAAAAGGTTATGAAAGAGAGCTAAAGTATTGCGAAAACCAGAGAACACCATTTGTTGACGAAATGAAAGGTGACCAAAGATTATCTCATATTATCTTTAGAAATGGTAATTTATTTGTTGAAAAAGAAAAAACAACATTACAAAAACTTTTATCTTTGTACCACCCGCATAGAAATACTATATTTATAGAGCACAATCCTGTTGCAATAGCTGAAAATCAAATAGAAATTTTAGAATTAGAAGCGGATGCAATAGTTATAGCTAGAGAGATGGATATTGATATGGCAGAGGCAATAATGAGAGTAGAGAAAGGTTCTGAAGTGTCTAACATGAGTTCTAAGGAGCTTAAACGTGATCTACTATTGTTTGCTAGAAGAAACCCTGCTTTGTTCTTAGAGTTGGCTACTGATGACAATGTTCAACTTAGAAATTTTGGTATTAAAGCTACAGAGCTTGGTATTATTAAATTAAGCTCAGATCAAAGAAACTTTTTATGGGGATCAAACGATAGACCTATAATGGTAGTTCCTTTTGATGAACACCCATACACTGCTTTAGCGCATTGGTTTAAAACTGATGAAGGTATGGAAATATATGCAAATATAGAAAAACGATTAAATTAATCAAACTGTAGGAGCGGTCGCTCTACGGGGCGACTGCAAACTACAATAAAAAAAATATGGTAAATATAGATACAGTATATCAAAAAGTTTTAGCAATAGCTAACAAAGAGCAAAGAGGTTATGTAACTCCACAAGAGTTTAATTTATTTGCAGATCAAGCTCAGATGGATATATTTGAGCAATATTTTTATGATATAAATCAATTTAATAGAGTTC